CTGAAAGTAGGACAATCTCATCTGTATCAAATGGGACTATAACTGTAAGTTCTGCTTTTTCACAAACACCTAACGTAAACACTATCTGGCTTATATCAAACGTAACTGTTAAGTCTCAACTATTTAGAGTAATTGCAGTAGAAGAACAAGATGGTATAAATTATGCGATTACAGCTTTATCTTATGTTGAGGGTAAGTATGCGTTTATTGAAGATGGCGAAGCATTAACAGCAAGAACTGTATCTAAATTAAACTCTCTTACTGAACCTCCTTCTGCTTTAAATGCTGTTGAAAGAATATTTCCTATTAATAATCAGGCTGTATCAAAGATTATTATTAGCTGGCAACCTATTGTCGGTGTTGT